GAATGAAGAGAGCCGCCCACCAATTGTAGATACTGAAGGAACACTCGTAACTGACCCTAATACGCCACTCTATAGTGGGTCTACTGTAAAGGTAGGGTTCTACCAGAAGCCATACATCCTGAAGGATGGTGTCACTTATGGAACCTCACTGAAACTAGTAGGAGCACAGATCATTACACTTAATGGAGGTGCTGGTGTTGACACTGGGACCCTCTCTGCTGACGCTGTAGCAGACCTCTTCGGTAAGACAGAGGGATTTGTATCAGCCGAGCCTAACGTGACCGTCACGGCCCCTGTAGAGGCCACTAGTGATGAGGATGACCTGGACTTCTAATGGCATTCCGATCAGGACTTGAAGAGAAAGTTGCTGATCTATTTGTTGAGTTAGGTGTTAAGTATGAATATGAGTCTACGAAGATTCCTTATACTATAGGACACAATTATACCCCTGATTTTCTCTTGCCGAATGGCGTTTTTCTAGAGACGAAGGGGTATTGGGACGCTGCAGATAGAAAGAAGATCAAGTCAGTAAAGGAGCAACATCCTGAGCTTGATATACGTATGGTGTTTCAATCACCGTTTAATAAAATATCTAAGAAGAGTAAGACGACATATGCACAATGGTGTGAAAAGAAGGGTATCCCCTGGACATCATTTACAAATATTCCAATTGAATGGCTTACATGAACACCACTGAGTCTGAATTTCTCAGACACATGGCTTGTAGCGAATGCGGCTCATCGGATGGCAACAGCCTATACACCGATGGGCATTCTTTCTGCTTTGTTTGTCACACACATCAAGCCTCACCCGATCAATTACCTACTACCCAAAACGTGTCTAATGCAAAACTCAAAGGATCTGCCGAACGGCTGCACTCTAGAGGATTATCTGAAAAGGTATGCCAACAGTACAAAATCTTTGTCGATGGCAACAACTTGCGCTTCCATTATTTCTCAGACGATGGGGTACTTAAAGGAGCAAAAGTAAAAACTAAGAAAAAAATATTTACCTATGAAGGCGAGAGCGATGGCACATTCTTCGGTCAACATCTATTCCCATCAACAGGAAAGCGAGTTGTTATCACTGAAGGCGAACTGGATGCAGCGAGCTGTGCAGAAGTCATGCCGGGTTGGCCCATGGTTTCACTTCCAAGCGGGGCCGCGTCAGCCAAGAAATCGGTGCAGCGAAATCTTCAATGGCTACAGGGCTATGAAGAGATTGTCTTGTTCTTCGACAATGACGACCCTGGCCGTGAGGCGACGGAGGCAACGTGTCAGGTCTTACCACCGGGCAAGTGCAAGATCGCATTCCTACAGGGCGATTACAAAGATGCGTCAGACGCCCTCATTGCCAATGACTCTGAGGCGATACGTCGCGCTATTTGGGATGCAAGGGCATATCAGCCTGATGGGATCGTAGAAGGCAAAGACCTTCTCAAATTAATAACTACACCACAAGAAGAATCAATTCATGACTATCCCTACGACGGATTACAGTCTCTACTCCATGGAATCAGGGCTTCCGAGCTTGTCACGATCACTAGCGGCTCTGGCGTCGGAAAGTCATCTATCTGCCGGGACATTGCGAGTTCACTTTTACAAGACGGACAACGGGTCGGTTACATTGCTCTTGAAGAATCAAACAGACGCACTGCTCTCGGTCTAATGAGCTGTGCTGTAGGCAAGAGCCTGCACATTGGTGAACACGATGCACAAGAACTAACAGAAGCTTTCGATGCAACAATCAAAGACTGGAATCTATACCTCTTTGATGGCTTTGGTTCTTTCGATCCTGACGTTATTTATAACAGGATTGAATACCTTGCCACCGGTTTAGAAACCAAGGTCATCTTCCTTGATCACCTATCAATCCTACTTAGTGGATTGGATGGAGATGAACGACGGATGATCGATACAACAATGACAAGACTTCGCTCACTAGTAGAGCGCACAGGTATCACCCTGTTCCTTGTCTCTCACTTAAGACGAGCACAATCAGATCAAAATCATGAAGAAGGAGCACGAGTCACTCTCGGTCAATTACGTGGCAGCGCGTCAATTGCACAACTCTCTGACAGCGTCATCGCACTTGAGCGGAATCAGCAATCAGAGCATGGATCTGGCAAGACAACTGTCAGAGTCCTTAAGAATCGACATTCAGGGGAGGTAGGCGTTGCCTGCACTCTTGAGTACGACAAAGAAACATGCAGATTTATTGAAACTACACCTAACCATGAAGAAGAATTCAATCCAGCAACAGATTTTTGATGCAGAGATGGAATATTTCACACGCATCAAAAAGCCCACACCTCCAACAGAGGAGGCTATTAAGAAAGCAGCATTTGTTGACAAGACTTATGTATGGACTGGTAAGTGATTGTATTTGACATTGAAACTGACGGACTACTAAATGATTGCACTCAAATCCACTGCCTCATCGCGTACGACACAGAGGCGAAGGAAACGTACACCTACAGTGACTCAGGTACTAAAGAACCTGTGGTTCGGGGCGTGCAACTCCTCGCTGATGCGGTTTGTATTGCTGGCCATAACATTATTGGGTATGACATACCTGTTCTCCGTAAGTTCTACCCTTGGTTTGATAGGACTACTGGGATGGTCGATACTCTACTACTTAGTAGGCTCCTCCATCCGAACCTAATTGATATCGACAAGCGTAGACAATGGCCTCATATGCCACTGCAACTCTATGGACGCCACAGTCTTGAGGCGTATGGTCATCGACTAGGAGAATACAAAGGAGACTTCTCTAAGTCCACTGACTGGAAGCAGTTCTCTCCTGAGATGGAAGAGTATTGCAAACAAGACGTAGTTGTTACCACCAAACTATGCAAACACTTTGCAACCCGCCTGAATGGGTAGTACTTGAACACCAAGTAGCAGATTTATTACAACGACAGGAAGAACATGGATGGTACTTTGATGAGGATGCTGCACGGGAACTTACATCTACTCTCTCAAGACAACTTGAAGAAACTAGTAAGTTACTACGAGACAGGCACCCTTACGTATTCGGATCAGAGTTTACTCCGAAACGAAATAACAAAACACAAGGCTATGTAGAAGGCTGTGCCTTTACGAAGCTGAAAGAATTCAGCCCTTCGAGCCGTGACCACATTTCCTGGATATTAACCACCTTTTACAAATGGACTCCAACACAACTAACTGCTACGGGCAAAGCGATTATCGACGAGCCTACACTCTCGAAGATAGACAACGACTTTGCGCGTGGATGTCTGACGATCTTGGATTTAACGAAGAAGCTAGGGATGCTTGCCGAAGGGCAGAACGCATGGCTGAAGCTCGTTACGAGATCTAGTCGTATACATCACCATTGCAGTGTCGCTACTTCTACTCATAGAGCGGCTCACCGAAATCCAAACCTCGCTCAAGTTCCATCAGATCTATCGTTCAGGGCGCTATTCACAGCAGCTCCAGGACTTCAGATGGTTGGTGCAGACCTTTCTGGTATCGAGTTACGAATGCTTGCTCATTACCTGCATCGTTATGATGATGGTAGGTATACCGACATTCTACTTAACGGAGATATCCACCAAGTCAACGCCGACAAGATTGGAATATCTAGGCGACAGGTTAAGACCGTTCAATACGCCATGCTTTACGGGGCTGGCGACGAAAAAATAGGATCTACATTTGATGAAAGCTTACCCACGAACAAGAAAAAAGCAAAGGGTAGAGAGATTCGTGAAGCGTTTATTGAGGCCATTCCGGGCTATGGGCAGCTACTTGAAGCTGTTAAGAAAGCGTCGGAGAAGGGCTACATTAAGGCGATTGATGGGCGGCCCATACCAGTAGACAGCCCTCACAAATCCTTAAACTACCTTTTGCAGTCATCTGCCGCAGTAATTGCGAAACGCTGGCTGCACATAAACCACTTACATACTAAAGAGCTGAACCTTTGTTGTTCACAGCTCGCATTTATACATGACGAAATCCAATTCGAATGTGCCCCCGAGCACACCAAAGATCTATCAACATCCCTGGTACTTAGCTCTGCAGAGGCTGGAGAATACTATCGAACGCGCTGCCCTATCAGTGCAGAAGCTCAAGTCGGAAAAAACTGGGCAGAGGTTCACTGAATGAAACTCCTAGTAGACGCTGACTATATCGTTTATAAATGCTGTGCCTCTACTGAATATGAGATTGACTTTGGCGAAGATGTCATTGTCGTAGCCTCTAAGTTCAGTGAAGCAATGGCAGCAGTAGAACGAGAGCTAAAGAAGCTAGATGTTGTCTTCCCATTCGCAGATGAGAAGGTGCTTTACTTTTCTGGACCAAAAAATTTCCGCAAAACTATTGACCCCGCGTATAAAGGCCACCGTAATCGGAAGAAACCATGTGGCTACAAACGGGTGATATATGCACTGCATGATAAGTACAAGGTACGAATCAATCCAGTACTAGAAGCTGATGACCTATTAGGTATTGAAGCTACTGCTGAACCTGGCAACGTAATCGTTTCACCTGATAAGGATATGAAACAGATTCCCGGTCAGGTATATGACATGAAAGAAACGATGAGTGTGACTCCTGAAGAGGGACGACGTTGGCACCTAATCCAGACAATGGCAGGCGATCAAACTGATGGCTATGCAGGTGTTCCTGGTATTGGTATCAAGCGTGCTGTCGCCCTAATGGATGAGCACGGATACAACTGGAAGACAGTAAAAGAAGCTTTTGAGAAGGCAGGACTCACTGAGGATGATGCTTATCGAAATGCACGACTAGCCCGAATCCTTACTTGTGATGACTATGACTTCGAAACCGAGCAACCAATTCCCTGGTGTCCCTCCGATGCCCACAATGGAACTGACACTGGAGCAGGACCTAAAGATGAGGCAGATAGAGGATGCCCTAAAAAATGATTCAGTAAGAAAAGAAGATTTAATTACTGTTTTCGTTGCACTACAGCATCAATGCTTTGTGCTTACAAATAATATTAAACAACTTGTCACCCAATGGCCCAACCGAACTACTACAACCGAGGACGAATCCCTGTTTGGGATTTCATTCGAGATCAAGAACTAGATTTCCATAAAGGCAATGCAATTAAATACATTTGCCGTGCAGGACATAAAGGTTCTGCCAAAGAAGACATTGAAAAAGCTATCCACTACTTAGAGAATGAGTTACAACACCTTACAGACACAAGCGAGAGAGTTCAGGCAGTCCTATCAGATAGCTTCTGGGATGACTGGACGAACGGTTCAATCCTCTCTGATAGCTGAAGAGTATCAAGAGTTCATGTATGCCATCAAGAATGAAGGCTACGAAGAAGAACTCAAAGAGCTAGCAGACCTTGTGTATGTCTGTTATCAGTATGCAGAGAATATGGGATGGGATCTAGATGAAACTATGGATCGCATTCATAAATCAAACATGTCAAAGCTTGGTCTAGATGGCAGACCTATCCGTCGTAATGACGGGAAGGTATTAAAAGGACCTAACTATCAACCACCCAACCTCAAAGATTTAGTATGAAACCTGAATTAATCTCCCGTACTGGCCGGGTTCAAAGCTGGATTGACGACCCTACTAGTCGTCTACCTGTTAGCTGCACTGTATTCAATGTAGATGACAGCGTTGAGGGACCTGAAGGTATTGAAGCGTCGTGGAGGTTTGCTTCATTCGCCCTAAGACATGGGGCGGGAGTTGCTATTCACTTGTCAGACCTACGACCTGCAGGTACAGAGAACGATAAAGGGTTAGTAGCATCAGGCCCTGTAAGTTTCGGTAAAATTTATAGCACCTTGAATGAAGTATTACGCAGAGGTGGGGTGTACAAGAACGGTGCTGTGGTGC